AATATGACGGAGCTATCCGGTATTAATATATTATATGGTGAAAGTCCAGATATTGGTTTTGATGGTGGTAAAAATCTAATTGTTTTATTAAACATAACAAATGATTCATATTTACTTTCAAAATTTGGAATGGTTGCTGATAGTGATATGACTGGAGTTATACATCCTAAACATTTTACAAATATACATGGGTTATCATCAGAACCTAAAGCTGGTGATTTAATGAAATTACAAGAATTTGGAAATGATAGGTTGTGGAAACATAAAAAGGGTCCAACAATTTATGAATTGACTGAAGTTGTTGATGAATTTCAAATGAATGCTTTGGGTGGACACTATGTTTGGTTTTTCAAGGCTAAACGTTACGATTACAGCCATGAACCAAATAGCCCCGGACCTGGTTTTGGAAATAATCCATTGAATGATAATGATACAATAGAAGAATTGTCTAAACAAAACTTTGATTACGAAGAAGACAATCCATGTAGTAATACTTCCATTTATGGAGAGTATTAATTTTCTACATAATAAATATCAATATCATAGTTTATTTTTAAAAGTTTTTTTTGAATACCATCTTCTGTGGATGAAATGTATTTCATTATCTCTAATGGCTTTAAATTAACTTTATTGAATGGAATTTTTCTTTCATCAGCTTTATCAGCACAATAATTTATTGCTTCATATAGTGCCATCCACTTAGCTAATGTTGATGTTTCTTTTTGTATTTGTACCCAGTTTTTATTTTTAATTTTCATCATTAGTTAAAGGTATTCCCGTTATTTTTGGAACATTAATTGGTTTTGTAACTCTTGCAACGGAAAAAGATAAATTTACCAAATTTATATTTTCACATTTAGTGCATTCAAATTCAATTCTTTCATTTTGATTTGGAAAAAATGATAAAAGGTTTTGTTCATTACAATATGCACAATCCAATATCGTGGATAATGGTTCTAATTTATCTAATTCTTTTTGTTTTGTTTTTTCTTTATAGTAAGATTTAACAATATCCCCAATAAAAGAAAATAAAATAAATTGAAATACAAAAATTAAAAGAAAAACTGCAAAATAATTAGCATTAAATAAAAATGCACTTAATGCACCTAATAAAGATGTGATTGTAACCAGTGATATTGATTTTAATATATTTAAAAAATAAATTTTATTCATTTTTAATATAATAATTGTTTTAAATAAAATGTCAAGGTAATTTTATAGCTATCGTTGTATTCATAGTCGATAATGAATTGTCATCAACTGCTTGTTTTTGAGATGGACTTGTAGGGTCTTGTAATGGTTGAGGTTTTGCTAGATTAAATCTATCAATAGACGTTCCTATTTTTTTCAAAATACTTAAAGCTACTTTTGATTTTTTATAAACCTCAATCATTTCCTTTTTTTGTTCTTTACTTAATGATGGATTTTGTTTAATACATTGAATTAATTTACTCATACCAGACATTAAATATACAAAACTATCTGCTATATCACCTGATAAGGTTTGTAATGGCCAAGGCATACTTGGAGATCCTTCTTTTTGTTGCTCTGGTAGTTTTCCGTATGCTCCATCTTTTTGGTATGGATTATTGTATCCGCTCTTATTAGACATTGGAGCAAAATCTTTTCTTGGTGGTTCGCTGTAAGCAGGATATTGACCACCATATCCAGAATCATATATTTCTTCAACTATTTTGTTGAATTCCATTATTTTATTATTCCGATTTTAGATAGGTTTCCGCATCTACCACACTGCCAACGACATTCATTAATAGATTCTTTGCTTCTAACGTCTTTTTTTGGTGTAACTTTTCCATGTACTTGCGCTCCACAAAACATACAATCTATTGGGCGGTTTTCCACAATTTGATATTGAGGTGTATTTTTCATATATTATACTTACTTACCATCAGAAGGTTTCCATACATCTTTATTATTTTCTTGATTCAAAACTTTAAATTGTTGTGTTATATATTTGCATAATTCAGATCTAACAATATCGTTTTCGTTAAATTCAAAACAAAATATACCATGTTCTTTTGCTTCATCTGTATTAAAAAGATCAAATACTTTATTATAACCAGATTTTCCAACAGGTAAATCTGATTGTTCTGGATCTCCACATAAAAATAATTTTGAAAATTCACCAACTCTGGACATTAATGTTTGAATTTCTCTTTTAGAAAAATTTTGAACTTCATCGGCACAGATAAATTTTGCAGAAAAGTGTAATCCTCTTGCGAAATTTATTGGACAAATTGTTAATCTGTTATCAGATTCAAGTTTATCAATTTGTGCTTTATCCAATAATTCAGAAAATTTATCATGAAAAGGTGTTAAATAAACATTAAATTTTTCAGCAACATCTCCCGGAAGAAATCCTAATTTAGAATCAGATGATTCTACAGCGGATCTAACCAAAATAACATCCGATATTCTTTTTTTATTTAATAACTGTAAACCACAATACATTGCTAATATAGTTTTACTAGTTCCGGCTGGACCCTTTAAAAATAATACTTTTGTTTTTTTGTCTAAAAACAAATCGATAACTTGTTTTTGTCTTTCAGTCCAAGGTAATTCTTTTATTCTTAAATCAAATGATATTTTATCTCTTTGAAATACATAAGGTGAATTATCTTTTGTTTCGATGTTTTTAATATTATCAACTTTATCAATTGATATTATTTTGCTTTTGGGTTTTTCTTTTTTACTCATTAAAGTCCTTGTAGTTTCGCACCATAAGATGTTGGGCTTTCACCACTGTCTTCTGTGGATGATGTAGGAGTCTGTTTTTGTGTATTTGTTGGTTGTTGTTGTGTAGCTGTTTTTTGTTGTTGTGTAGGCGTTCCTATTGGAAATCCTCTTTTTGTTAAAAATTCTATAGCTTTTGTTTGATCTGATGGATTTTTAAAAATATCTGAAAATGATTCTTTGGAGTCTGGTTGAAATAATTTTGTTAATCCAATTTGAACTGGATCGTTTTGATCAGATGTTCCGAATGCTTTTAAAACATCTAAACCATTTTCAACTTGTTGACCAGAACTAGCTAATTTTGGACCTATTTGTTTTTTAATCGCATCTAAATCGACATTTACTTCGGTAATATATTTTTTTAAAACATTTTCAAATTTGCTCATATTTTATATATTTACAATCTTACCAGTCTTTACAAGCTTGATATTTTGGTGTACCCGGTTTTGCTGATGAACATTTGTGTCTTGCTCTAAATGATTTTTTTCTTTTTGTATTTCCAGATTTTCCGGTAACACGAACACCCCTTTGACCCCAATGTATTTTTTTATAACCTTTTCCTTTTGGGTTTTTAACGCATTTCATCCATTTTTTCCCTTTGGATGTTGAAGATGTTTTTTTAGTAGGACCAGTGCATTTAGATTCATTTAACAGCGAGTCCACTAAGATGTCAAATCTATTGTTCATGGTATTACTTATACAAAAAATATAATTTTTTAAAAATGGTAAAAATAAAGATAAATATATTTAAAGATATGTCAAATTTAACAATTACATCACCCGGAGTTCAAATAAATGAAGTTGATTTAAGTATCATCACAAGACCAATTGGAACAACTGATGTTCTCGTTACTGGATTTGCACCACAAGGTCCAACCGAAGAGATGGTAAGAATCAGTAGTGTTTCTGAATATGAAAGAGTTTTTGGTACTCCAACTAATGCAGCTGAAAGATATTTGTATCATTCCGCTAGACAGATATTGTCTCAGTCTCCAGCTAATTTAATGGTAACAAGATTACCTTATGGTGAAAATTTGGGTGATGGTTATGCAAATTCGTATAGTGCATTGGTATATCAAATTTCTTCAAATAATGTCCTTTATGAAGATTCTACAGAGTTTGAAATATTACCACCAGTTTCGGTTTTATTATCCGACGATGAATATTACAAAATAATTTCAAATGAAATTGAGTGGCAGAATTCTCCTTATTTGTATGTTACTGGTGATGAATCGTTCCCATTTGGGTTACCATTAACAAATGCTACATCAGCTATCACAACGGGACAACGAGTTTATGGTTTGACAGAAACCCCACTTTCTTCAATATCATATCTTAAATTTCAACAATTATTTGGTGCAGAAGCTACTATGCCGTTGTATCATGGATTAACAGCAAGAAATAATCCAGTTTATGCATATGTTGATGCTCTATGGAATAATTTAACAGGAACACCCTTTCAAACTAATATTTATAGTTCAGAATTATTGGGGGCGGGGGATTTAGAATTAGTACAAATAAATAATTATTTTTATCTTTTAGACGAAGATGAAAATTATAATCAGGATTATGGTGATTATACTCTTTGTTATAATTTATCAACTTATGATTTTCAACAGAGTCAATTTTTAACACCAGTTCAAAGTGTAAATGATATATTGGATGGTAATGCTGGTCTTATTGTTGTTAATTCATCCAAAACTGCTGTTAATAATCTTTTTGAAGGATATTATGTTGGTATAGCTGATAATTCAAATTTTAATCCAAATACGGATTATGATTCTATAAGAACATTAAAATCGGTTCGATCATTTTCCAACGAAGGTACTCAAAATTTTGTTGATATTCCAACAAAAAGATTGAATTTCACTTTAACGCAACAGTCATCCTCCTATGCGAAGGACAGTTTATCTAAAATAACTGAACAATATCCAATTGGATATGATTTTGCAACAACATCATTTAATGATAGTCTTGTGTTAATGTTGTTTAAAATAAAATCAACACAATATAATCAAGATACTGTACAGTTGGATTATTCTGTAGCGGAAGGTTATGCTGGTTCTTTATATTCAAATAGAACTCAAAATAATATTTATGGTGGAACTCCTGTTTCTTTCTATTTAGATACAGTTATAAATAATAAATCCAGTAACTTAAAAATTATAACAAATCCTTACATTTCAACAAGAGGAACATGGATTAATAATGATGGTTTACCAGCTAAAAAAGTTAGAGTTAAGGATACTGCTAAAGCAGCTTATGCATCCGGTGTTTATACTGTTACAAATAGTACAGATACAAAAAATCTTGGTAGAGTTGATTTAAAACTTTCCAGATTTTTGGATGTATTATCAAATGATGATACAACTAATATTGATATTATTGCAGATTCTGGTTTATCGACTATATGGGCTACGGCAAAATCAAAGGCCACCGCTAATAATACAACTGAATTTTTGTATGATGAGTCCTACACGCCATTAGATATAGATGATACTGCTGGTATTAAAAATACTAGTGTAAATACCGTTCCTTCTGGAATAACACTTGATGCATATCAAGCAATCACTTCAAAATTTGTAGCTTTTGCTAATTCCAGAAAAGATCATTTATTTATTTCTGATCCACTTAAACAAATCTTTGTTAGAGGTCTAAATACAAAAACATCTTCTAATAAAAAATTTGTTTTTTCTAGTGATATATATTGGCCTTTGAATAACATTTATAATTCTATTCAAAGCAGTTATGTTGCA